AGGCGTGAGAGTTTATGCTGACACCACACAAACTAAAATCTACGCGCTAGGAGTCTATAGCGAGTTTGGTATGCTCGAAGATATCAAGACCATCACAATGATTATCTACCAACCGCGACTAGACCATATTGATGAATTGACAATAAGTATCGATGAGTTACTAGCATTTGGTGAGTGGGTAAAAGAGCGAGCAGAATTGGCTATGCAGGAAAACGCCCCGCTGACTGCTGGTGAGAAGCAATGTCAATGGTGTAAGCACAAGGCACGATGCCCAGAACTTATGCGCTACACAGAAAACGCTATACAAGCGAGTTTTGGTTTTTTCGACGAGCTACCCAGTGTAAACAGGTTATCCGACGCAGAGCTTAACCTTGCACTGAGTAGCGCAACACTGATTAAATCATGGCTGAGTGCCATTGAAGAACACGTCAGAGAGCGCTTAGAATCGGGCAATGGCTTTACCGGCTACAAACTTGTCGAAGGTCGCAGTTCACGCGATTGGGGTAGTGAAGAAGAAGCCGTTATTGCACTCTCTGACGCACACACTGAAGAAGAATTGTTTGAGCGTAGTTTTATTTCTGTGGCTAAATTCGAGAAGTTGGTAGGCAAGAAAAACATAAAAGACTTTGAAAATCTGATAGTTAAAAAATCGGGTAAACCGACTGTTGTACCAGAAAGTGATCCAAGAAAATCCTTGTCAGTTTCTGCAAATGATTTTTCTGATTTTGATGATTGACACAAGTAATAAATCAATCTAAACTTAACTCAACTTATCTCTCCGGTTAAGTTAAAACGAGGATGGGAAATCACTTAATTGGCGATTTATCAATAACCCATCCTCACCTAATCCCAAAACCATAATGCTAAAAGCAAGAAGGCTAAAATGTCAGAAACACAAATCAAATTAGGCGAAGTTCGTTTATCATTTCCAGCGCTTTTTAAAAAAGCAGTATTTGAAAACGTAGAAACAAAATTTGAAGCTACCGTCCTAATGGAAAAAGGTAGTAAAAATCACAAAATTACCCAAGCAGCAATTGATAAATTCATTGCTCAAACATTTAAAGACGGTGCGCCCAAAGGTTTAAAAATCACTTGTTTCCAAGACGGTGACACTAAAGACTATGATGGCTATGAAAACATGATGGCGCTTAAAGGTTCATCAAACAAACGCATTCCAGTATTTGATAAAGATCGCGCTCCAATTACCGAAGAAGATGACAAAGTGTACGCAGGATGTTACGTCAATGCTATTTTTGACTTCTGGTATTCAAATCATCCAAAGGGCGGTAAACAAATTCTTGCCAATATTCTTGGCGTTCAGTTCAAGAAAGATGGCGAAACCTTCTCTGATGCAAAAGTCGCAAGTGCTGATTTCTTTGACGACGAATCAGAAGAAGATGATTTTTAAATACTCTGTGTCCTCAGTGTGGTGAAAAGACGATTGGATTGACATCGTAAAAGTTAATTGACAGCCGGAAAGACGGCATTTTATAAGGAATATATTAGTAAAATAAACAGCTTGGAAAGACAAGCACTATGAATAAAACGCCTTGAAAGATAGCAGAGTCCTTACTATAACTCTAAGCGCTTAGTGGTTATAGTATAAAGCGCGAAAGCGGGGAAACCTCGGTAAAGCCGACAATTGCAAATCGATGTGTAATTGTTTGGAAGAAGTAACGGGCGTTTTATTGATAGTTAATGCGTAGGCTGATACGCAGCGGTAATGGCACGTCGGTGCAAATAGGAAACTTGGGAGTGGTTGAAAGTACACCACCGAATAACACTAAGCCGGAGATCAGTACCGGCAACTATCACTAAAAGCATTGCTTGTAGCGTACCGCAATTCGCAACCTTGCAGCCTTTAATATCGGTAAAGCGCACTAGCTACGCGCTCGATTCGGGTTGAGATTACCGGTGACGGTAATTCACTAACTACATAGGGAAGATTAGAACTGATTGTAGTGGGGTAGTAAACAGTGCTTTTAGTGATAGTTAAACTGATTATTTAGCTATTGGCTTTTGTTGAATGTTTTAAGCACACTATATTTCGAGTGTATAGTGTGTTGCATTAAATCCTAGACACGCATACGCCAATATGCGTGTCGCCTAATTGGGTTTTTAAAAGTAAGTTTGCGGGTGTCCTCATAGACCCAAAAAAGGTATGAGTCAGTAGCTTTATATGTTCACTCTTATAAAATCAAGTAAACTTACTTTTAAAACCTCAAGCTCCACCTCTCCTCTGCCGACATTTTGCTATCAACTTGTCGGTTTTTTTATATTCACAAATAGGCTGCTCCTATGAATACTTATATTATTGATACTGAATGTTATAAAAACTATTGGCTATTCTTAGCCGTTAACCACAAAACAGGCACATCGCTTGAAATAGAATTGTTTGGCGAAAATGCAAAGTTAAATGAGCAACAAGCTAAAAAGATACAGCGCCTGTTCCTTAATCATGAAACCGTTTCATTCAATGGGTTAAACTACGATATACCTGTTATACATGGCGCATTGGATTCATGGGATTGTAAGAAACTCCATAAACTCTCCACCAAGATAATCACAGATCAGCGCGTTACTTGGCAGATTCTCAAAGAGCATAAGCTCCAAGTCCCAACTTACGATAAACATATCGACATTATTGAAATTCCCATTGGACAAGCATCGCTTAAAATTTACGGTGGACGTATTCACACCAAGAAAATGCAAGACTTGCCAATTGATCCTAATGAGTTAATAAAAGATACTGAGCGTAGTTTGATGCGCAAGTATTGCAGAAACGATACGCAAGTGACCGGTGAACTGTTTGACAAGCTCAAAGGGCAGATAGACTTGCGCAAAGAGATGACACAGCAATACGGTATCAACCTCAATTCAAAATCCGATGCGCAGATTGCTGAAGCGATTATTAAATCAGAATTGCAAAAAATGTGCGATATATCAACTGCAAAATTTAAAGCAAAGCAATATGAAAATAATCACGTTTTTCGGTATTCCAATCCTAAAATAATTGAATTCAAATCAGAAAAACTTAAGTCCATTTTCAATAAACTTATTAATCAAGAATTTACCATTGCTGATAATGGGGCAATAATTTGTCCAGATTGGTTAGGAGAAAGGATAGTTATCGGGGAAACAGAATATCAAATGGGCATAGGTGGAATTCATTCTTGTGAAAAAGCACAACATATTAAGCGTAAAAATGATTTTGTTTTAAGTGAACAAGATGTCACAGGATTTTATCCAAATATAATTATGCAACAACGATTGTATCCAGATAATTTAGGTGAAAATTTTTTGGAGTTATATGAAAAAATAGTAAAACAAAGAACAATGGCTAAAAAAAGAAGCGGTGAAATAAAAAAAGAATTAGAAATATTAAAATTGCAATTAAAGTGACTAGGTATTATCCTATTATTTTAATTAGGAGGTAAAATGATAGCCATATATTCCATAGTATGTAAATTTAACAATAAACGATATGTCGGTAAAAGTCGAAATGTAAAACAACGATTTTCACAACATAAATATGATTTGAAAAAAGAAACAAAAAATAAGGACTGTAATCGACATTTATTCAACGCAGTAAAAAAATACGGAATTGAAAATTTTGATTTTGTAATACTGGAAGAATTTGAATCAATATCTGAAAATGATTTAAAAGATAAAGAATTGTATTGGATGGATTTTTATAACTCATGTGATAGAGCCTTTGGATACAATTTACGCAGAGATTCATCCACTGAAACAACAATGAGCGATGAAACAAAATCAATTAAATCACTATTAAGCAAAGGTGAAAATAACCCTAACTACAAAAATAAATGGTCAGATTCTCAAAAACAAAGAATGAGTGATATTGCAAAAGAAAGACATCGAACTGGATTGCATTATGGAAACGAGTGGAAATCCAAACAATCAATTAAATCAACATTAATGTGGAAAGATTTGAACAAGAAAAACCAAATGGCTGAAAAAGTAAAACTAGCCAAACGACAATTTATATTCCACCAATACGATTTGAATGATAATTTTATAAAAACATGGTATTCCGTTGAAGATATTTTATTTTCAAATCCCACATGGAAATGGCAAAACATATATTCAGTATGCAATGGATATAAACCAACTTATCGAGGATTCAAATGGAAAAAAGAGAAATTGAACAAAAAATAAAAGAACTGGAAAAGGAATTGGCAGAATGTGAAGTAACAGCGGCAACACTTAAGGTCACAAATAATGGAAGTTTCGGTAAATTTGGAAGTAAATACAGTTTTTTATACGCTCCTAATTTATTATTACAAACCACTTTAACTGGTCAATTGTCGTTATTAATGTTAATTGAAACTCTTGAAGATAATAATATAAAAGTAGTCAGTGCAAATACTGACGGCATTGTCATTTATTATCATAAAGATAAAGTAGATTTAGTTAGTGAAATTTTATTCGATTGGGAAATAACCACTAGCTACAATTTGGAGCAAACAGATTACCGAGAACTGGCATCGCGTGATGTAAATAACTATATTGCTGTGAAGCTCGATGGTAAAACTAAATGCAAAGGGTGCTTTGGTGAAGCGTCACTGAGTAAAAACCCTGACGGCTTAATCATCTATGAAGCAGTCGCTGAGTTTATTGCTAACGGAACGCCAATTGAAAAGACAATTGCCGATTGTGAGGATATTAGAAAGTTTGTCACAGTTCGCAGAGTAACAGGTGGTGCATTGTTTAGAGGAGAGTGTCTTGGTAAAGCAGTTCGCTTTTATCACAGTTGCGATTTAGGTCTTGCTGATATGTCACTTGTTTATGCAAAGAATGGAAACAAAGTCCCTATGTCACAAGGCTGTCGTCCATTGATGAATTTGCCGGATACTTTTCCAGAGGATGTTAATTTTTATTATTACTACACTAAGGCAAATGAAGTGCTAAAAGGTGTTGGCTATAAAGAATAGAAACTCACGATAATTTTTTCGTCTGAGTTTATTTTACATTGAGGAATAAAAATGCTTGAAAAAGAAATTGAAAAATACCTGTGCGATCAAATTAAAAAAGTGGGTGGAACGTGTGAAAAATTTACATCACCTAATCGTCGATCCGTTCCAGACCGTTTAATTACTTTACCATTTCAGCCGATATTCTTTGTTGAATGCAAAGCGCCTAAAAAGAAACCCACTGAAGCACAAGAACGCGATCATCAAAGACGACGTGAGATGGGTGTTCATGTGTATGTCATTGACTCAAAAGAAAGTGTCGATACGCTATTACTTTATCGATTACCAGTGGAAGGCGATTATGCGCACTAATAGTATTTTGCATCACGGTGATTGCATCGAATTTATGAAAACATTGCCTGATAATTCAGTAGATATGGTATTAACTGACCCTCCTTATGGCACAACTGCGTGTAAATGGGATAGTGTGATACCTTTTGAGCCAATGTGGGCGGAATTAGAACGAGTTATTAAATATAAAGGTGCGATTGTATTGTTTAGTTCGCAACCGTTTACGAGTGCGCTAATAATGTCAAATGTAAAAATGTTTAAGTATGAATGGGTATGGGAAAAATCAAAAGCTAGTAATTTTTTACAAGCATCATATATGCCTTTGAAAGCGCATGAGAACGTTTTAGTTTTTGGCACTGGTAAGATTGTTTATTACCCTCAATTAGTTGATGGTATTCCATATAGCGGTGAAGGTAGAGCTGGTAATAA